CAGGCTAGTTCGTTAGTGGCGTGTCTGTCCGCAGCTGGCGTGCGAATGTAAAGACAAACTAAGCATGTAGTACCGAGGATGTAGAAATTTCGGACGCGGGTTCAACTCCCGCCAGCTCCACCAAATAAAACAAGGGGTTACGTGAAAACGTAGCCCCTTTGTCTTTTCCGATGGCGGCAAAATGGCGACAGGCTTTTGGACTGGCGACAAAAAACCCGCTTTCAAAGCGGGTTCTTTTTAAAAATTCATGTGCCCTTGTCCACCTTTTCCCGGATGTGGAGGCGCAGAAGAAATCACATTAGGCTTAATGATATGCCTAACAAATGTTTCATGCGTGACAAAAGTACAACCGCAGTTGATATTTTGGCACTGGTTGTAACGTTCTTTCGTTGTTGCTGATACCTGAAAACTGCTTCTTGTATGGGCTGCCTGGCCGCACTCTGGACAATTCATCATTCCGGTTATCCCACCACTTCTGCAAAAATCACAATAATGATACATCATTATTCAATTTTGAGAACCGATTACTCCATTTCGAGATCATCAATCCTAACCTCAAGCTCCAGAGTCGTAGTGAAACCATTATCTGCACTGACACTATGCGTCAGCGTGGTAATGGTCCATTCGGCATCATCAATCGGCTGTTTAAAGCCGCTCACCTTCACCGGCATTTCGGTATACAGATCAGCCCTTCCCTCTGCGAGCTGCAGGGAGAACGTTGCAACCCCGCGCTGCAGACGCTCCCACTGCATCTTTGCCGCTCGCTCTGCATTGCTGCGGTTTGCATAAGTTCTGTTGAGTACCAGCACGTTGTCATCCGTCCCAACCAGGTAATCTCCCTGTTTTGCTTCCGGCTCCTTTGCCGTGGCGGTTTTCTTTCGGCGGCGCTTAACCTTTGCTGCCTCTTTTTTCTTTGGCTCACGGGTATGTAGCCAGCTGGCAATTACTCCCGTATAGGCATCGCGATCGGCCAGGGTAAAACGATGACCGTCACCAGCCTGGCGGGTGATGGTGATAACCGGCAGCGGCTTACCGCTTGCCGTTCTGCCCTGCCCCTGGCGGATAAACAACAGATTGCTGTCCTTAACTGAGGCAATCGCCCCATACTGTCGCGCCAGCTTCATCAGGAAACTCGCATCGCTCTCGTTGGTCTGGTCAAGATGATCAACAGGCTTGTCCATAAGGTCCTGCCCCAGCGCCATCTTTAATTTATGCCTGGCGGCGATTTCCTTCACCACTTCACCCACCGTTGTCTGGTGCCATGATTTTTCACGCCGCGTGTTCAGGGTTTCACGGAAATCTGCGCTACGTGCGCGAATTGTGAGACGGTCAGGCGCGCCGCTGTGCTCAATCTCATCAACAGTAAAGCCCCCTTTCGGGAAAAGCGGCTGACCTTTCCACCCCAGCGCAAACTGAATAATGGCCCCACGCCGCGGCAGAACGATTTGCCCGTCCGAGTCGTCCAGCTCCAGATCAAGCTGGTCAGCTTCAAAACCCCTGTTATCCGTAAGCGTCAGACTCATCAGGCGCGAATCCAGTACGGTTGTGACATCCTTGCCTTCAATAATGACGCTGAAACCCGGCGTTTTACTGTTCAGGTTCGTGAGATCAGAGGTGAAATTCACTGCAGTAACCCTCCCACCGTATTTTTAATATTCCCTATCGCAGAGGTGGCGGTGTCCTGCAAATTGCTGAGCTGATCGCTGAGGCTGCCGAACATATCAGACAGCGACTCATCCACCCGTTTCAGCGTCAGCGTAAATTCAATACGCCGCGGCATTCCGCTTTCAAAAAATTCAGTTTTGGTCTGACTCAGGCTCTCGATGACAAACATGCCGTAAATCGTCCCGCTCCCCTCAATCAAAGGCCACGATTTACCCAGCTCCGCCATCTGCTCAAGGGCCAGCAATGACAGCCTGCCGCCGGTGATTTCCGGTAGCAGGACGCCGGACAGCGTCAACGAATCGTTATCTGGCCCAAGAAACTGTGTAGACGGGCGCCGGTTTACCCGGCTGTTAGTGGCATGCCGCCAGCTGCGCTGATACTGCAGCTCCTGATACGGCACGGTGCGCAGCATGAATACGTACAACCCCAGCACCATCATCATGATTCATACCCCCCTCGATCACTGAAATTACTGCGCGCTTTTGCCCTGGCCCTGTGCTCACGCTCATCAAGCTGCCGCGCCACTTCGCGGGCAATATCCTGTGCGCTCTGCCCCGGCTGGGCGGTGATATGAATAGGCGCGTTAATTTCATAACGAATTGCCTGCGGCGCACTGGCGGATTTAGCTGACTGGCTTTGTTTGTACTCTATAGCTGGCAGGCTATATGGATGCATCGGCGAGGCTTCAGCAGGAGCCGCTGCCACCCCCATGACGCCCGCAACAACGGAAGCCAGCGCAGCAGTCCGGCGCCTGCTAGTAACATTAGCCGGACCGTTCACAATCTCCGGGCCATTCTCCCCGACAATGCCAAACTGACCGCGTGGAATAACGCCTCCGCTGTCATACAGCCCTGCAAACGGAACAGAAGCAGCTGCGGCTCCGCCAACAACCTGGACCTGAGTATTACCCGGCGCTTTATTTTTCCCTGTCATCCAGTCAGGCAGATAATCGGTAACGGAAGCCAGTTTGCTCTTGAGCGCTTCCCACTTCGCATCGATACCATTCAGGATGTTGTCAATGATGGCGCTGCCCATATTCTTGAATTTAGCCGGTAGCGCACCGACATCTGAAATAATGGCATTCCACTTGTCACTGATAGTCTTCCTGACGCTGGCCCACGCCTCAGACACACCGGCTTTAATAGTTTCCCAGTTTTTTGCTATAAGGCCCGGAAGTGTGTAATTGAAAAACAGGTATTTAATACTTTCCCAGGCATAGCTTACGGCCTGTTTAATCCATTCCCACGCCGCCGTGGTGGCAGCGCAAACCTCATCCCAAATGGCTTTAAACTTCGGCCCAAGCGTATCCCAGTTTTGCCAGATGTAAATCGCTCCTGCGGCTATCAGAGCAATAACGGCCAGTATGGGATTGGCAAACATCAGGCGACCCAGCCACAATATCCCGCTACCTACCCCCTTTAGGGCTTTGGTGATAAGCCCAAAGGCACCACCGCCTTTGATACCCAGAATAGAAAACTGCAGGCGCATCAGCGCCAGCGGGCCAAGCACAACCGACACTGCCAGCATGACCGTACCCAGAACCCCTGTAATCGCCGCCAGTGCCGCCATTACTTTCAGCAATGAGCCAGCCAGCTTCGGATTTTCCTCCACCCAGCGGCGCAGCGTCCCCGTGACCTTTTTCACGTAATTCATGATATCCATCAGCGGCTGGCGCAGGGTTTCACCCAGGCTACTGAACGCGTTCTGCGCGCCCGTCTTTACCAGCAACCACTGCGCGGAAAGTGAATCCTTATTGATATCGGATTCTTTCTGCATGGAGCCGTTAGCCTCAGAGCCTGAGGTGAGTTTCAGCTGTCGCTGCAGCTCCGGCAGGTTGTTTGCAAGCTTCGCCGCATCATCGCCAAACTCCTTGCCAAATATCATCGTCATGGCGGACAGACGTTTATCCTGCGGCAGCTTGTTGACCTTCTCCAGCACGCGCTGAATAGTCCCCATTGCGTCCTTTGTCATCTGCTTTTCAATCTCTTCTGGATTGAGTTTCAGCAGATCCATACCTTCCATAAACCGCTTGCTCTGCATGGTCGCAATCGACAGTTCGCGCACCATGGCATTCGATGCACTGGCAGCAATTTCTGGCGCAGCGCCAAGAGACAGGAACGTTGAACCCAGCGCGGCCGCCTTGCGGAAATCAAGCCTGTCAGCCACGCCCCCCATACGCTGCAGCACGTTGATAATATCGCCACCTTTTGACATGGCGTTATCGTCCAGGTAGTTCAGGGCATCGCCAAGCTGTTCAATATTTCGGGTCGGCACTTTATACAGCTGTGCGATTTTACCCAGACCTTCCGCCAGCTCATCAGCGGGCAGTTCAAAGGCGGTTGCGGCTTTTGCTGCCGTGGATGCAAAAGCCAGCAGGTCACGCTTCTGGTCTTCGTAAGGATCATTCTGATTTGTTACCCCCATACGCGCGCCACCTTCAACCAGTGCGGCATAGTCAATAGCGCCATTCTCCATCGGCAACTGCTCACTGGCGGCCTTGATGGCATCCTGCATGTCGTAATACTGTTTTGTCCGGTTGCCGTTGTCGTCCCGCAGACCGTTCACCTGCTTTGCCACCCCTTTCATGGCATCTTCCATGCTGGCATAGCTTTTCACGGCGGCCATGACCGGCGCCCCCATCGCCAACCCGGCTGCAGAGGTAGTTGCTCCGGCGCCCGCAATACGATCCCTCACCTCAAGGCGGCGGGAATACTGATCGCGGACAGCATGCATTCGCGCCTGTTGCGCGCCAAGACGTTTAAGAGATTTTTGCTGACGGTCCAGAGCCTGCCGGGTTTCGTCGGCGTTCTGCCGCAGCTCCCGCTGCGCACTACTCAGCTTTTTGGTGTCCAGCCCGGCCTCATTGAGCGCAAGACGCTGACGCTGCACAGACTGACGCAGACCGTTGTATTTGCTCTGCAGCTCGTTAACGCGGTTTTTTGCCTGCTCAAGCAGACGTGCCTGCGCCGCCGTCGGGCGGTTAGTGGCCGAGAACTGCGTGGCAAGCTTCGCCGCTTCTTCGCGTGCGGCTTTAAGACTGTTTCCGGTGACGGCCAGCTGCGCGCTTGCCTTGCGGAAACCGTCGATACGGCCCGCCTGGGCGTCCAGTTCTTTTAATCTTGCACGGCTTTGCTGAATGGCGGTAGCCAGCTCTTTAGAACTGGCCTGCGCTGATCGGAATGGGCGGGTGAGCTTATCAACCGCATTTAGAATTACCTGCAAACGCAGGTTGGTGTCACTCATCGCTGGCCCCGCTTCTCTGAATCGCTTTATGCCGCCACTCCAGCACTTCAGTCAGCGGCATAACGTCAGTGACGGACGGCGGCCAGTGAAAAATGGTGGCGATATCAGCCACCAGGTCTTCTACCGTCAGGCTGTCGGCAAACCGGCAAGCACCGATTTCTTCAACAAAAAAGTGACCACCTCAACCGAAAGCGCGGTGAGATCGGCAGGGTCCAGCTCTGCCATTTCCTGTGCAGTCAGCGCCGGGGTGGAAATGCGGGGAATAATCGTCATCATCGCGCCGACGTCCATATCCATAATCGCCTGCAGACGGGTGCCACGCAGCGCGCCGGACTGCGGCTTACGCAGCACAATTTCGGTAATTTCGGTTTTACCGCGCTTGATTGGGGTATCCAGCTGTACGGTTTTTTCAGTCAGTTGTTCGCTCATCGTCATATCCTGTTATTAAGGTACTGGCGCGGCGGCCCGCGCGTTTAAAGTAGATCAGAGGCCCAGGGCGTTGCGGTGCTCTTCCATCAGGTCCACGCCATCAACGATTTCAATCATGTTGATCACATCAACCTCATAGAGCACCTCGCCGTTGATGGTCAGCTTCGCGTAACTGTTGGTGCTGCTGACTTTTGTGGTGTTGCTCTCGCCGGTTTTCCATTCGCCGGAATCGACTTCTTTATGTCGCCCGCGCACAACCAGCTCAAGCGCCTGCACTTCGCCGGTATCGTCACGCTGAATGGAGCCGGTGAAACGCAGCTGGATGCCGTCAACCGTGGCTTTACCCATCTGCTTGAATAACAGCAGCTCGGTGCCACCGATTGAAAATTCCGTGTCCAGCGCGCCATCATCCAGCCCCAGATCAACATCCGCCGAACCGGGCATTCCGCCTCCGCGATACTTTTCAAACTTGCGGCCGAATTTAGGCAGGGTCAGAGATTCAACGATCCCCTGATAGTTGTTCCCGTCGTTAAACAGGTTCAGGTGTTTTAACTTGCGTGGTAATGCCATATTGCCCCCTTATGCGCTGACCTTGCTGGCAAAATCCATTAGGTATTTGTCGGTAATGCGCTGACGCAGCATCAGGTTTTCCAGAGGCGGTACCGGCGTATAGTCGTAGTCAATGGTGAGCTTCCCGGCTTTCAGGGAGTCTTTATCGTTGACGGACTCATCTAGCCAGCAATCTGCGCCGATGAGGTACCCCTGACTCACCAGGCTGCGCATTTTGGCCCGGATACCTTCGATAATGTCACGCGCCAGCGACGGGTTAAGCGGTTTGTCCACGGCCCACATGTGTGCTTCTGCGATGGTGTCAGCAAGTACCTGCGCGGTGCGGGTGTAGTTTTCAAAGGCAAATAAAGGATCGTCACTGAGGCAGCGGGAACCCCAGAAGCGGAAACCGTCCTTGCGGATCAGCGTGGTGACATCGTTCTGGTTCAGCAGCCCCGCATCGGTTGCCGGGTCCTGCAAATCCCAGAACACATCAGCAGAAATGCCGGTGACGCCGTTCACGCCCACGTTGGACAGCGATTTGTGCCAGCCTGTCTGTTCGTCAATTTTGGCACGCAGGCCAAGCGCACGGGCTGAGGCATAAGCCGTTGCGTCAGCATTCAGCACAGTTTCAAAACTGATGAAATCAGGCCAGATCAGCATCCCCTCGCGCTGGCTAAAATTCTCACGGTAGGCTATCGCCTCAGCTACCGTTTTGCAGCCGTAGGCTGACAGATAGGCGAAACCGCGCAGACTCTGCGCCACGCTCAGCAGCTCAGTAGCAACCGCCTGCGTGTCGTGCCCCGGCACGCCAAGAATGCGCGGCTTAACGCCGAGCTGGGACTGCGCAGATAACAGCGCTTTCATGCCCGTTTTTTTACCGTCAGCTGTCACGCCGCCGATAATGTTGGAGGTTGTTTCCGCTTCGGTTTCACCCTGTGCAACGCGCACAACGACGGTCACGGGTTTAGCCTGGTCGGCAATTGCATCCAGCGAGCGGGCGAGAGTGCCGGACTCGCCTGCTTTACCGCTGGCGGTCAGCACGTCGGTAAGCAGGACCGGCTTATTGAGGGGAAACATGGACGCATCAGCATGATCGCCGGTGCAGACCATGCCCACGATGGCAGTGCTCACCGTGGTAATGGATCGGGTGCCCTCGTTGACTTCAACAACGCGCACCCCGTGGTGGTAATCCTGAGCCATAAGGCAGTCTCTCCGGTTAACAGGGGGTGTGCCTATGTTCTGGTTGATACACGCGCTGCGCACGCTTTGGGCTTTGTGTAGGGAATGGCACAGTTTGCAAGTAATAATTTGAGCTGCTGCGATGATCCCCGAACACATGGCAGAGAATAGCCACAGGATAATGAGACCTGAGGTTTCCCGATTATCGGGAACTGTTCAGGGCGTCTGACATCCAGAGCACGGTAGCCTTTATTAATATTTACTCTTCATTTCAATACGTTGTAGCTTTTATTGAGCTCGCTTATTTCTATTTGTTTCGAAGTTATCGGGGAGGCTTTTGGCGTCTTGCCCTGACGCACATCACGCATTTGTTTGACACATTTAGCCATTGCGGAAAGGCCAACATCAGTAGACTGAGCTGGCGTCAGAGGCGGTGTAATTCTGGTCGGCAACCAACTTTGCGGTTTCGAGTTTGAATTAAGGAATGAAATTTCTTATTTTCATTGAAGCACATGTGTTGTTCTTAGAAGAATGCTGAACCTCTGTTCAGGAGGCCTAACTCAGCAAACCACTTCAAATTACCGTGCAATATCATTACAATGCGATTAAATTCATTCACTCCCTAACTAGGATAATAATGCTGCAAAATTCTTCTCTTACAGAAAATAAGCCTAACCTGGATTATATTCAGGCGTTAAGGGCACTGGCTGCACTGATGGTAGTCCTCCATCATGCTAAAGCCTTTCTGGTTGGAACTGTTTATGAAAAACTTTCGTTTGATCTCTTTTGGCCAGGAGCCTTCGGTGTAGATCTTTTTTTCATAATCAGCGGATTTATTATAGTTTACACATCCTACGACTATACAAGAAAAGACTTACCAACCTTTATAAAAAAGAGATTCATCAGAATTTGGCCTTTGTATTTCATTGCAACAATGATTTATGCCTTACTATTCAAAAGCACAGACCTGTCAACAATGCATGGCTTTGTTTATTCCGATAAAATTGATGCAGTACAATCACTAAATATTATTAAAAGCCTTTTATTTATCCCTCTTAATTTTTATGATCCTGTGTATTTTGGCGCTGCCACATTATTCGTCGGATGGACCTTAAATTACGAAGTTTATTTCTATATAGTCTGTGCAACAGGGTTGCTATTTTCCAGGAATAAATACTGGTTTTATGCTCTTTGGTTTTTAACAACGCTATTTATAATCCCATCATTTATGGGGTTAGCCACGACTATAAGACCTACTATAGAGAATGGTGGGTATTTCAATCTCACAATACAAAGCGTTGTATGGGAGTTTGTTTTTGGTGCATGCGTTGCTATTTTATTCAAAAAAAATATGCTTAGGATAAAAGATCCCAAAAAAGCAATACCGTTAATACTCATTGCATTCGCAATCCCTGCATATGGCTATGTTACAAAAAGGAACACAATGCATGGGGTAGAATATTTCGGAATGTATTATTGCATAATGTTTTTCCTTCTTACATCATGCCATCAATTTATAAAGGACAGTATAAAAATACCCAAAACAATACTTTCCATAGGAGATGCATCTTATTCCTTATATCTCTTACACCCTATAGTTTTCATTGTCTTGTTCAAATTAAAAGAACGATTACTACCAACATTAGATTACCAGAACTTTTATTTCATGTTCATTTCAGTAATAGTATCAATTTTAGTGTCAATCCTTTCTTATAATTATCTTGAGAAAAAGTTAATTAACATATACAAAAAATAATTGCATTCGTTGATTGGGGTAGTTCATTCTACCCCACAACGCGTTACTTCGGCATTAGTTGTTTGTTGGCCAATTAATATTGGGTGCGCAGGAGATGTCTACAGACTCCAGTGCATCAAGATAATCCAGCCACATATTGTATTGTATCAATTCTTCCTCTTTGAGTCTCCCAATCGCCGCCTTACCAGGCCATTGCTTGCCATTCATGTAATTGTTGGCAGCATCAATCCGGTTTTGTTTTTCGACTCGAGCCTGCGCCAAACTCTCCTCGCGAGTCGGCGGAGGAACATCTCCCCATGCAGGTAAACCATCAATACCGGCAATTAAGAATTTTCCTTTAGGTGGATCGGCCGAAAATTTCTCATGAATATCGTCGGCCACCTCAATGGCATCAGATGGCCATGTACCAGCGGCATAATATTCATCCTTCCAGCTGAAATAATAAAAAGCATTTTTAGAAGGGCTATAGGCATAATTCATTTTTTATTTCCCGATTGCCAGAAACATTGCGCGAGTACTTGTAATACCACCCGCAATAGTTGTAATGAGCGTTACCACCGCATCAAAGCCAGTCAGGGACTGGTTCTCGCAGCTCACAGCAGCCTGAACATAGTTTTTCTTGGTAGCGAACACACCAATCAATCGTAAAGGGAAGGCCTGAGGGAAAGTAATGGGGGTTGTTACGCCCGTACCGACAGTAGTTGAGTTGTTTACTAATCGGTTAAAAGCCATGAGCTTATATCCACCAGGCAGCGTGTAAACAACAGTTTCTGTATCTGGTTCACTGAGAGAGTATTGCAAACCGAGGTATTCGAGAATGGCCGCAATAGATTTTCCCGACAAGGCTGTAAGCGTATTATCCAGAGGCTGCTTGTTCGCCAGGGCATTAGTCATAGTGGCCGCAAAGTTAGGATCGTTACCTAACGCCGCCGCCAGTTCGTTCAATGTATCAAGCGCTGCAGGTGAGGAACCAACAAGCCCTGCAATAGCGGCCTGCACAAAAGCAGTATTGGCAAGCTGAGTTGAATTGTTACCAGCTGCCGCCGTCGGGGCTTTTGGGGTGCCGGTAAACGTCGGGCTGGCTTTTGGTGCATATTGCGAATGCGGATCAGCGGCCGCAAGATGTGCCGCCATCAGCTCATCCACATACACCTTAAGCTCCAGTACCTTATCATCCACGTATTTACGGGTAGCGAGCACCACGGAAGGATCAATTTTCAGCGTAATGTTATCGGTGCTGCTGGTAATTAACACCATGCGTACTGTCTGCGTGCGGCCGCTGCCCTCTGCCAGCTGCGGCTTGTAGCTCTCCGGGCAGTTACCGACTGCAATCAGCGCGCCGGTTTCATCAAACAGACCAACTTCACGAATCCACCAACCGCCCTCTGTTTCGGGTATCACCTGCTCAGCTATGACCTGGCTGCTGTTCTGCGGATCGATATACAGCATATTCAGAGCTGCACGGCGTTTTTCACCGACCAGCTTTGTCTGTTGTGCGTTTGGCGTTGGCAGCACGCCGCCGCCATCCCCCACCGCCATCTGTGTAATTTTCAGCGGAACACCGAGCGCGGCGGCATTTGTCAGTTTCGCCGCGCCGATATCCGTCAGCAGGGTATAAAATTTTGCGCTCATGGATTCACTCTCATTGTGTCAATAACATGGACAGTGCCGCCCTCGTAGGCAGAACCACCGGAAATGATGGTTTCGTTGATATACGGGTAAATCGTGATTTCTTCGCCGGAGTAAGTGGCAGCACCCACAAAATATGGCCCGCTCGTCTGCAGATTTATGGACATGCCTATCAGATGCCGGCTGCAGGGTTTGGCGTCACCGATGAGGCGCTCCAGCTCCAGATAGGTTTCCTCTGTTATGCCCTGGTCCTGCACCCCAATATCCAGGCGAAACGTGCCCGGCGCCTCGCCTGTCTGCCACCATTCAATGATGCGGATCAGGAAGCCGAACGGCTCCACCACACGCCGCACAGCGCTGGTTGTGCCCTTGTGCTGATGGATATAGAACGCATCCAGCACCACGCGGCGCTTCACGCTTTCCGCCCATCCTTCGTCCCAGCGATCAACCGAAAAGGCCCACGCCAGATACGGCAGAAACTTGACCGGGCATGTTGCCGGGTTCCATAAATCGCGCAGCGGCACCTGCAGATTGGATATCCCGCTGCAGGTCTGCGCCAGGCGGCGCTCAAGCTGTGACGAACCGGGCGGCAGCAGGCTATTCATCCGTGCCCCCGTTGGTAACTCTCCAGTCCGTGCAGGACGCGGCCTGCGTTTTATCCAGCACTACATCATCCAGCGGAGAGGCCAGCTCCACGCGCTGGACGCCCTCAACGTGCAGCGCGGCATAAATGGCGCTGCGCCGGATATCACGTCCCAGCCGCGTCTGGCTGGCGATGTACTTCTGCAGGCTGGCTTTAGCCTCTGCCATCACTGGCTCAGCTTCCGGGCCGGGATAAAGGAAAATCGTTGCATCAACGCGGTAAGGGATAATTTCGGCGCTACGCACCGTCAGGCGGTCCGCCACCGGCCGCACGTTCTCACTGTTAAGCGCCTGCTCCACGACAGCCAGCAGATCGGCGCCTGCAGTGCCGTCGCCCTCCCGGCTCAGTACGGTCAGCACCACCTCAGCCGGGGCCGGGCTGGTTGCGCTGGCATCCGCCACGCGCCCGTCCGCGCTTTTAGCGTGAAACTCATAGGCCGCCGTTGGTCCCGCAACGGACAGCCCCTCAAATGCAGCAGGAACACGCAGGCGCAACGCCTCGTCACTTTCCATTACCGCTGCGACCGGCGGCACCGCGTCGTTATCGGCAGGTGTAACCGTCAGCCGCTTCACGTTGTAGTTGGCCGCCATCTGATCGAGATCGCCACCCATGGCATAAGCCACCATGACCGCCCGCGCCGCCTCGTTGATACGCTGGCGCAGCAGGATTTCCCGGTACGTGTTTTCCTGCAGTTGTTTGGTGATGGGTTCAGATTCCAGCTCAAGCGTGTGCCGCACCGCGTCCTGTTCATCTGCCGGATACAGGGCCACAAAGGCGGCCTTACGCTCAGCCAGCAGGGATTCAAAGTCCGGCACGTCAACGATTTGCGGCGCTGGGAGCTGGGAAAGGTCAATGACTGCCATTGTCTGCTCCTGTTGATACCGAAAGAGAAACAGGCGCGCCGTTATTGCGCTTCCCGGTTAGCTCAACCACCATGGAGCCGTCAAAGCTGCTGTTGATGGTGATGGAATCCAGCGTAAGCCGAGGCTCCCAGCTACTCAGCGATACGTAAACAGCCGCCATAATCTGCAGGCGCAGCGCCGGGTTCTGGGGCTGGTCAATCAATGCTGACAGCAGGGAACCATATTCCCGGCGGGCTATACGGCTTCCCTGGGGAGTCAGCAGAATATCCCTGACCGACTGCCGCAAATGGTCTGCATCAAAAATGGCTTTGCCATTGTCCTGATTCATACCGATATACAGCGTCATACAGGACCTCCCGATGTATCACCGCCGGACTTAACGCCAGTATGACCGTGTTTATCGACTACGATCCCGTTAGAACTCATGGCGCCACCGCCCTGGGTGACGCCACCATTGATCACCACCTCGCTGTTTATGCGCGTGTTACTTGCTTCCACCACAAACTCCCCCGTTTTCAGGGTTATGTTATCTGCCGCCTCGATCACCATGGATTTGATACCCCGCACATGCCAGCGGCCGGTCGCGGGTTCATATTCAAACCATCCACCGTCCGGGTATTCCGTTACGCAGCCGTCCTCTGAGTCCGACGGCGGCGCGAACTGGTTGGAATAGATCGCAGGTAAGGCAAAAGCGGTTTCCAGATTGCCGCCCATACTCAGCACCACCACCTGCTCATCCGGCGACGGGCACCACCATGTACGGGCACCGCCTGCGCGCAGTGTCAGCCAGTTAATCCAGTTGGTTTCAAGCTCGCCCACCCTCACCCGGCATAGCCAGTTTTCCCGGTCCACTTCGGTTACGGTGCCGGTGCGGATCAGGTTGGTGATTAGGCGCATGATTTCTGTCAGATGTGCGTTCATGTTATTAGATTGCCATTAATCGTGTGTGGGATGGTTAATGACCACTTTGTATAGTTCCTGGCACAATTACGGATTAAAATAGTCTCCAACATCATGAACGATTGGTTATTTCAAAATGAAAAATAAAAACCCATACCAAGCTTTACTACGTGGAAAGGTAACTTCAGCTATCGCCCAAGCCAGAGCCGCCGCCTGTATGACACATCAGGGGGTAAAAGGGAGCGTTCTTGAAATCTTACTTAGTCAGCTTTTTCGACCGCTTTTACCCGCAGATATAGGTGTCGGGACTGGGCAAATAATCGATGCTTTTGGAACCCCGTCTTCCCCACAAATTGACATTATTATCTATAACAAAGAAATACTTCCCCCTGTACTTTTTGATAATAATGTTGGAATATTCCCAATAGAATCTGTTTTATATACTATCGAGGTCAAAACAACCTTAAATTCACGAGAACTTTCAATCGCAGAACGCAGCGCAAAAACAATAAATACAACATTTAAGTATCTCCCCGGAAAGTTAAACACCGAAGGGAATAGAATTCATCATTCAATTAGCAAACCTCGCGCAGTGATTTTCGCATTGAATACTGACTTAAAACCCAATGGAATAGCCGAAGCAGAACGGTATAAAAAAGTATATGGCAAAGAAGAGCATTACCTAAGTGCTATATGCGTCGCCGGACGCGAGTATTCTTATGAAAATGAAGGCCAATGGATTTCCATGCGAAACGAAGATGCATTTGACGAAGTGTTAGCGCTCATTGCGGGTATCACTAACACCTATAGAGAAGTATCAGATAGCAGAGGGTATCCTTTGCTTGGATATTATGTCGCACCTGAAGATATCACTTCTACAATATACCCTTCGTACGAGTTACCCGAACTATCCGTTAAATGCGTTCAATGTGGCAAGGATCAAAAAATCATCCCAACCTTTGATGGGGTAAAAGACTTAACTGTTAATGGTCATATTACACATTCATCTCCATGCGAATGCGGTGGAGAATTAGCTTCTGAAAAAGGCACTTACATAATAAAGAATGAAAGACTCAGAGAGATAAAACCAATATAACCTTTTGTCATCTTGTTAACCATTGCAACAGCGTGTCACGGGTGATGGTTTCTACCACATCATTCACGCCCAAAAGACGGCGTGCCGGGTACCTGGCCTCCGGGCCATTGCGTCTGACCCTATCACGCAGACCATAATGATGAACACGGGCGATGCGCTGGACTTTCCCATCAAACTGCACGCTGGCAGAATCCGCAGTGGCTGCGGTTTTCAGGTATTTAGTGGTGCGCAATTTGGCGAACATCTGGCGCTTGATGCGCCCCTTTTTACCTCTGGCCGTCACCCGGCGCGCTTCAAAGGCGGTGCCGTCAGGATTGCGCTGCAGCCTGATGTTTTGCTGTTGCGACCGGCGCAGCTCCTGCGCCAGCTGTCGCATCATACGATTGCGGGCTGCCGGTTCCAGATTCGCCAGCAGCGCCGCCAGCCAGTCATCTACCCTCTGCAGGTCATCCACGTTTCACCGTCCACATTTCGTCGGGTACATCGGGTTCCGGCATCGCTTCAACGCTCGATACGGTGCCGTCTGTGCTGACAATCACACGCTCCGTGAGCTGCAGATTGAGGCTGAGATCACACAGATCGTTGCTCAGGATATCGACGTCAAAGGTAAAAAGTTTTTCGCGCAGCTCCGGGTTGTTGATGGCGTCCGGTTGATTGGTCATTAACCAGAGCAATACGGGCGCCATCACTAAATTCTGGTTGCCGCTAAAGTCTTCAATCACCACGTTTAAGGTGTAGCGATATTCCCATGACATTGAACGGGCGCCGGTTGCGACCAGCGAACCGTTATCAACAAAAAGGTGCAGTTTGTCCGGGTTGTCACGGACATACGCCACCGATTTATTCAGGGCGTTGCGTAAGGACTGCGGCTTGTTCACTGTCTCGCTCCTGACACGCTATGATCGTGTCCACTTTGTCGGCACATACTGCCCAGGCGGCCTCAGTCTCATCCAGCACTTGGTTCAAATCCACATTACTGCGCGGCGCTGTCCTGTCCAGGCGGCATTGCGTCACTTTTGGACAACCACTCACGGTAAGCTGCACCTCCGGCGAGGGCCGGGCGGTCCCGCAGCCGGATAATGTCAGCAGGCAAAGGAGTGTCAGCCCAGCGGCGTAAATCCTCGTTTTCACGTTTTAACTCCTCGATCCGGCGCTGGCGACTCCGCAACAGCGCGGAAGTCTCCTCCGCTGCAGCATAAAGTTGCATCTGCGCCCGGCTGTTGGTTTCAGTAAGAATGGACAGGCTGATGAGTTGGCTGTTTTTCTTCGCCAGCTCCTGCTTGTTATTTTTAAGCGCCTCAGCCTGCGTCCCGATGGTGTGACCGGCATTATTAAGCCGCCATGACTGCCAGCCCAGCAGTACCAGCACCAGAGCCAGAATCACCGCCAGCGCGCGCGTCATGCCCCTGCCCCTTTAAGACACCAGGCAAGCTCACGGGCGCGCCGGTTTTCCAGCCCTTTATTCCATTGACCATTTACATAAACCCAGCGGGGGAGCTGGTTACACGCCTGCCACCACTGCTGGCGATTGATGTAAGAAACCATTGTTGACCGGCAGATTGCCCCCGTTCCGACATTAAAGCCGATACTGATCAGGGCATCGTAAACATGCTGAGGTGGCTTAACCTGCAGGCAGGCTTCAATCCTTTTTTCCGTCAGCAACACGTTATTAATCAGCCCCTGCGCGGCCTGTCGCTCCGTTATGGTTTTGCCCGGCACTACCCCGGACGTATTGCCGATCCCGTCCGTCCAGACCCCGGCGCTGCACTGGTATGGCTGCAGGCGGCACCCTTCGAAATCAGCAATCAGTTTCAGCCCCTCGACGGAGGTATGAAGCAACTGAAAGCCCGGCAGCGTGGCGGCAATCGCCAGCACCGCGCCGACCAGGCAACGCTTAACGATTGAAGGACTCATATTCCCCCCTGGATATTCTGCCGTCCCGCAGCAGCTGGTAGGCTTTCCAGCGTAAATAACAGGTCACCGCTGCAGTAATAATCCCCAGCGCAAGACCGGTAATGGTCGATACATCTTTAAGAGACAAATCGCCGAGCCATGCCAGAAGCAGGGCAACGCAGTAAGTGATAAAGGCGCTGATTCGTTCAAGCGTCATAGTTCAGTCCCATAGCTGGACAGTCTGCGCAGTGGTTGACGCCGTGATATCCGGCAGTTCCACCTGCAGCCCGTGCGGTAAAAAGGGGCCATATTCAGCCAGCCCCGGATTCGCCTGCAGCACCTGTTCAGTGACTCCCTGCGTGCGCCCATAATGGCGCCAGCAAAGTGCGTCCACCGTGTCATACTGATGCGCACGCACTTTCATCAGATAAGCTCCACCGTGCAGTGCGGTGCATCCTGCACCCGGCTGATAGCCCAGCGGGCATCACGCCACAGATCGCCGCTGACCTCCGCCAGTTCCTCCCCTCGCTTTACCCCGGACGCCGTGGCGTCATAATCCTGGTAACGCTCATTGAGCACGGCGCGCGCCCAGCAATACACGGCGTTGAGGTAGTGCTGAATGCGCTCGCTTTTGCCGTCCAGCATTTCCGCCGGCACGTCAGCCAGATCCCGGTAGCCCAGCATCTGCTGGCGGTTGCGGAAGTCGTACAGCTCAGCGTTAACTTCGGAAATTGCTGTCAGCGCAACCTGCCTCAGACGGGGCTGCGTCACCGTGCCATCAGTGCGCATCACACTGCGAAATTTCGACAGGTCCACATCAGGCCAGAACGGTGTATTTTTAATAACGTCCGCCTGTTCCGGTGCCTGTTCTGGCGCAACAAACTGCATGCGGCTTTCTCCTGAAATAGTGGGCGGTGGACGGGGTTTTGATGTGGCTGTGCCTTTCGCCACCCCGTGCCGCCCGTGCGTGGGGCACGTTCGTTAGCGGCTGTCACTGCGCAATCTGCGCTCCAGCTGCTGCTTTTCTTTTTTCACGCCGCAGCGGGGATCGAGTTGCAGCGCATGGGTAAGATGATTAAGGGCAGAAGCCGGGTTGCTTTCGGTCAGTACCGCGCCGATGGCTTTGTGCAGGCGTGCCCGGGACTGGTCCGGCATATCCAGATCGGTAGTCAGTTCAAGCGTCTGCAGGAGCAGATCGGCGTCAAAACCGGCGGCGGCCAGCAGAGCGCTTTGTGCGGCATCCGCCATTTCTTCCGCCAGAACGGTCTGCACGTTGCGGTTGCCCAGCGGCATCACCCAGCCATGGCGCAGCGCATGACGCCCGATTTCCAGCGCACCGGCATAATCACCGGCATCGATACGCCACAGCATCACGTACATCAGCACGTCATCCTGCTGCGCACCTCCGGCAGCCAGCACGCCCTCCGCCCAGGCGGCATACTTCGGCAGAAGCTCCACCTTGATTGCCGCCTTTTTCACGGTGGACTGGATACCCTTTAGGCGGCGGCGGTCTTCTGCCAGCTGCAGCAGCATCAAGTCATAGCCGGACGCATGGCGAGCACTGCCGCCCTCCCGGGCGGCCTGTTCGGCCTGAATGCGCAGGCGGTGCTGCCGTGCGGGACTCAGGCTCATGCGTTACTCCTCAGTTTCTGTTTCGGCGGGTTCTTCCACAGGCGCAGACTGCACCGCAGCTGGCTCGCTGAAGTCACCGATAGTGATGTTTTCGACCAGGGCCGCGCAGCGGTAGTCTTCAATCACGTACGCTTCGTTGACGGATTCGAAGTTCTCAATCCGGTCACGTTTTGGGTTGTCGATAACAGAACGGCGGCGGGTGTCCTCCTGCCAGTAAATGGAGAGGTTATCCAGACGGGTGATCAGCAGGGCGTTCGCCGGGAAGAACGGCGCGCGCACCGCCTGCAGCCCACCCATGCGTTTCTGGCTGATAATCAGATCGGCGGCGATTTTCTCGCTATTTTCCTGCTCTTTGTTAACCAGCGGGAAATACTTGTCAGACAGCAGCTCGCGGCCGCAAATAACAACCAGCTCGTCATCGTCCTGATAAACCACATCGATCAGCTCGTTGACCGCATCCATCACTACGGCGTCCAGGTTGGCATAGTCGCCGCCCTTGCCCACCTTCACCGCGCCTGCGGTGGTGGTGCCGTCTTGGGTGTTGCTGCCCATAACGTGGTCCGGCGCATCTTCGCGGATTTTCTGCAGCCAGCCCTTATTCACGTCCTGCAGCAGCGGGTTTTCAGCGCGGTTGGAGGTTTTGGCGCGCTTCGCGCCGTTGAAGCCGATCATGATGCGGTCCAGCGCCTGGCGCTTGATGATGGCGTTACGGATACGCACCTGGAAATCCTGGAATTTCGCCCACAGATCCAGCTTTGCGTAGGTCAGCACCGTGTCAAAGTTGGTCTGCTCGCATTTATATTCCACGTCCTCCATCAGCATCGGATCGGTGGGTTCGCGCTCTTTGGTGGTGGTATCGGTGGTTGCGGCAATGGTGGAGCCAACGCCCAGGCCAAGCAGCTGGCCGGACTGCTCCGCAACCGGCGTGATGTTAATCAACGTCAGAAAAGCGGCGGACTGCTGGATCTGGTCTTCCAGCGTCTGCTGCACGGACGCTTCAACGGTGAACTTGCTGGAAAGTTCTTCCACTTCCACGTTGTTCAGGCGCGCTAGCTGCTGCAGGTAGGCGTTAAAGGCAAAGCGGGTATTCTTTTTCATCGGGTTTAAGCTCCATCAGCAATTGGTCAGGGTGCCAGCCGGTCCGTCACCGCCCGGCGCGCGCTGGCGGTAATCTTTACGGCTGTCTTCACGGCTCAGCTGCTGCTGAAGCTCGGCAAAGGCGGCCTGCTGCTCCTGCAGCGAGGATTCAAGCTCAGAAATGCGCGCGTCCTGGTCGGAAAGAGATTTATCAGTACGCTCGCTCAGGTTCTGCTGT